CCGTCTGTGTCACGAATAACGATCACGCCATTCCGATCTACATACGAACTACCTTTTTTCTGTGGTTGAACACTGATAGCTACTTCGCTACGATAGTTACCTACGTTAGCTTTCATGATAGCCCAACCGTCAAAACCTTTCTGAAAGATGTTGATACTTTCAGCTAAAGCGTCAGCCTGCTTTGCTGACAGCAATAGTACGTCAGTATTGCCGATTGCCTCAACCAACTCAATGAGTACAGGTTTATCTGTATCATTGCGAAGTTTGATGGTAGCTACTCTAACGATCTGTTTGATTGCAGGTGGATTGGCTACTTCATGTGATGTGTTATCACTAAGTTTAGCCTCAAGAACGTCAAGTTCTGACTGTTCTTTAGCATTAAGAGTAGCTTTGGCACGCAGTGCCTCAAGACGTTTTGATTCGGATGCTGATAGATTCATGGTTTCAGTAATTAAAATGTTAGAAAATATGATAGGAAAACGCCTATTACGTTTGGCGTCAAGTCCCGATAGAAAGTCTATGGGGGGTATCGACGCCGAAATTAAGTAGGGGGTCTGTTGTCAAAGGTGGTACTACTCGCACGTTGCCCAAGCTATTGCTATCCTTTCTATCACTTTCTCTAATAAGTCTATTAACATTCCCTTTATCTAAACCCTTTCTCAATAATTATAAGTCCTTTACCTAAATCATTATTATTACTTCTAAACCTTATCTAATATAATATCAATGATAATTATTATAAGTTTTATTATTAAGTACTTTTTAATGATCTTTGTCCATATTATCAGGACTGTATGTAGTCACTTTAAACATATCTTATTTCTTATGGGGTGTAAGGCAAGTTACCATTAGTTATGTAAAGTCTAATCAATATGTTCTTATAATGTACTCTAAATCTATTACTCCATCTTCACTAAGATCATTATTAAATTCATTATTAATGCCTCGAAATTACCCTATATAATATGGTCTATATTATGTCAAATTGTTAAGATTAATAATGAATTTAAAGTAAATCCTAATAAACTTTATAATAATATAGTGACTTCTAAACCTACCAATACAAGTATTTCAATCCTGGTAGAGGTTCATAGTGATATAAATATATCTAAATTTATTACTATATATACTATATATAAGGCAATAGATTACAATAGACCTAAATCTAATCCTAGAGATGATCTTAAATCAAATTTTAATAATACTCAAATACTTAATAAAATATCTAATAAAAACAATAATCCTAAATATGATCCTAAATATAGTTTTAAATATGATCCTGGATATGATCTCAAACCAAATCCTAGAGAAGGTCGTAGACCTGATCCTAGTAATAAAAAAATATTTTTAAAATAATTCAAAATAAATTTGTTTTTTAAAAATATTGTCGTATATTTGTCGAGGTACGAGGTATAGTACTAATACTGCCATATATATTAAAAAATATTTTGGTAATAATGAACCTCTACCAGATCATAGTGAGGTTGAAAATAACAGTCAAAATGTTGATATTAATTACGAACCTCTACCAAATCCTAGTAATCATTATTCACCTTTTCATAAACTAAATCAAACATTTAAACTTATGTCGACTGAACAACCAATTCCTAAACCAACTGCTATTATTGAAGCAGATAAGGTAATTACACCACTTGGTAATCCTATTTTTATTAAGAAGATTACAAGTACAGGCTATTATGCTGATAAAGATTATTATANTACTGNTAATGTATTAGCTGATAAGCCTATACACAGTATTATTGATTTACCTATTGAAAAACAACTTACTGCTAAAGATCTTAGTGAAGCANTTAAAGGNATTACNCCTAANCTNCTTATTACTCCTACAGGCAATAAAATTCTNCTTGCTTTCTATTATGGTAGTAANACTATTTCATTAGGTATTGCACAAAAAGATAATCCTGATTTTGAAGATANTTCTATTGCTGTTGTAGTAGGANAAGGTANTGAAGTNNNNAATGTTAAAATNGGTGANATCATAAGTTTTAGTCCTGGTGCAGGTATTAGACTTATGACTAAAGATTTTATGGATCGTGATCTACATCACTATATTGCTAAAGAATACAAGAATAAAGATCTTGAGAATCTCTATGCACGTAATAATTACGTTATTAATAGAGTAATATTGCGATCATTTTTAATCATTGATAACCACGATGTAATCTGTTTACGGAATGACTCCTAATGAAGTTGAATTAGATGTATTAGATGTAGTTATAGCACACCTTAAAGTTAAGGTTAAAAGTATTAAAAATGCTAAAGCTAAAGCTGCATATGATACATTTAATTCTCTAAGCCTTTCTCAAAAACGTGAGATACTTATTGAGTGGGTTGATTGTCAGAATAAAGCTATTTATGAAAGTGTCAAGAATGGTATACCACTTGTTGTACCTGCTCTTGGCACTTTTAAAACTTGTTGTACCTGCTCTTGGCACTTTTAAAATTAATGTACCTAGTCTAATCTTTGATGATTTCAAAAGAGAAATCGCTAATGAATTTGGTTATAGATCATTTAGTGATTGTCCTACTGATGTAAAGAGAGTTGTTAATAACATTGCTAAAGAACGTCAAAAAGAAGTTCAATATGAGAGATACTTCAAAACCTTAAAAAAGAATAGAGGTAATGAAATATTTGATATAAAACTTCCTGACAACCTAAATTTAAGCGATTGTTAATAAAAAATGTTAGTTGTTTTGTAAAAGGTATTAAAATAAGTGTTATTTTTGTACCATAATAACCGACAAACATTTAAAGCCATGAACAAGACAATCATAATCAAAGCAGGAACAAATGTCAAAGCTGCATTAAAAGCAAGGACAACTGTTAAAAACACTAAATCCGATCAGGGTATAACAGCCAAAGGGATTAAGTTTATCAAGTCGTTACAAACCATAGTAATGTTTTAACAATCAAACTTATTAGAGATGTTAGCAGAACATTCAGTGAAGATTTTCTTTGATGAAGAAGCTCAATAAATATACAGATGAGTTATGCTAACATATATACATCAACTACCACTGTCATAGGTAATTACTCTAATAAGTTTGATGTTAAATCAATGGCACGTAATTGTGCTAGAGCAGGTCGTAAAGGTAACCCTAAGTATAAAGGTAAGACCGAAGCTATGCTCGAAGCTGAATGGGCATGGATGACTAAAGTCGCTTGTGATGAAGGTAATGATAAACATAACTTTCTAGAGCGCACAATCAAACAACATACTGGTTATAATCTTGTAGGGAGTAACTGTTACATCAATAGTAGAATACATACTGTTGTTGATATAGTTAAATCTCCTACTTATGGAATATTGGATATACAGTTCTTTGAATCTAATGGTATTAAAGAACGTTATCCAGATATTTACAATATGCTTTATCTACTTCATAATAAAGGCTTTCGCTTTTATGCTGAAATAGGTGTGTTTAATATTCAAGCACTGATTAGTGGATTAGTTGACTTACTTGCTATTAGGGGTAATGATTTTTACATTATAGATTGGAAAACTAATAAAGCCCCTATTAGATTTGAAGCAGGTTATTTTAAGAAAGATAACTATGGTAATCTAACTAATGAATATGTATTTACTGCTGCACTTATGAAATATCCTNTATCTCATCTTGAAGATAGTACAGGTAATAAATACGCATTGCAGTTAAGTATGTATGCTAATCTTATTGAACTTTTTGTAGGACTTGATCTGCATTGTTTAGGCATTATACTTTGTCATATAACTAAAGATAAGTTTCTTGATAGAGATAATGTTAAACTTATGCAAATACCTTATCTTAAAGAGGATGTTAATTCTCTTATGGAACATCATAAAGGTAAACTTAAACCAAAAAGACAAACTCAAATGACTAACCTTTTATTGCAATTATAATGACACACTACACTACATTTAATACGAACAATATCAAACGTGAAACTTCTATTCTTACTACATATGCCTTTGAAAGGTTTGTAGGTATTTATACTATTAAAGCTATTAAAATTAAGCCATATGATTCTTTAATATTAACTAAACTTAATCTAGGTTTTATTAAAGGAGAAGCTATCTTTATTAAAGCTAATATAAGTGCTGATAAAACAGTTAGTATATATGCTGACTATATTTCTAATAAGATTACTAATTCTTATTTTATATGTAAAGTTAAAGTTGGTGATAACTTTTATATTCATGTAGATAATATTCAAGGTAAATATATTATCAAAGTAGTTAATGAAAAAGAAGTTTCTATTTTTATACCTCATAAGAAACATAAGAGTTATGTAACCGCATTTGCACCTATATTAATTAAACCTGCTGATGGATATGGTGTTTATGAAGTTGANTATAAATATCATTTCACTGATATTGAATCTAAAGCAACACAGGACTAATGAGAGATACAGCTAACTTTATTATTAACGCACATAAGTCTGGTAGTATAGAAAGTACTACTAGACTTCAAACTAGTTTTATAATACTAGTTGGGGTTAGTTTATTGTCTGCTATTATAATAGTATATCTTGTTGATCCTAATAGATTCTCTGTTGAACCTTGGGGATTAGCATCTATACCTGCAGGATTAATAGTAACTGCATTGACAGGTAAAGTAGTTGGGGCTAAGATCGAAAGAAGTCCTGTAATACATAATGATTTACCTGAATACAATAATCAAACAAATCAAGTTGATCACGAAGCTGCTGGGTAACATGAAAAAGATATTAGGATTCTTAATTGGTAAACGAGTTGACATACTGATCACAGTAATAGTCTTACTAATGTTGTCATACCCAGTGTTGATAATTAACAATAGAAATAAAGCCAAAATCATTGCCTCTTTAAAACAAACCGTTGCCTCCCAAACTTTACACAATCATTTGTGGCGTAACAATTTTAATGAGTTGATACTTACATCAGCAGTCAGTTTTAAGTCCTTAAAAGAGCTTAAAAAGAGTTCGGATAGTACTATTAAAAAGTTAGTTAATAATAATAGTAGGCTTAACAATAAACTTAAGAATACAGAGTATTTACTTGACATAGCTTTAGGCATGAAAGTAGATACAAATGTAGTTGTACAAAAAGTCTACATCAATGACACTTTGTATAAAGAAATTGATTCACTTCAAATAGCTAGTTTTACATTAGTAAGATTGAAGTACAGTAATGAACTTACTGCTAAATATGAGATTACTTATAAACCTGAACTGTTTATAAGTATTAATCATTATAAAGACGGTAAGTGGAGATTAAGAAATTTATTTGTCAAACGTGATGTAATATACAAAGTTGATGTTAAAGCCAATGATGATATATTACAACCTGCAAGTCTCACTGTTGTTAAAGTTAATAAATAACTTTGTATGTTTTTTAAATATGTTAATACAGAATTTAATATTGATTACGAAGGGTTGTATCCTTATGCAACATTTCGTGCATTACTTAAACGACATGGTGATAATAAGAATAACCCTAAACTTAAAGATAGGTTTATTCAAGAATGTATTTATATGTTTCATGTAGGTAATCCTACTTCATTACCTAATAAAAAAGGTTTTAATGAAAAAGAAACACATACTTATGCACTTAGCCAAGCAGGATTACCAACTGATTGGATACCTGATGATTATGTTGCTGCTGCATTAGATGATTATGTTGATTACAATGCTAGCTTAGGTTTAGAACCTATACTTGAATTACGTAAAGTATTCTCACTGTTTCGTAAGATCATTGGTAAAGCTAGAGTTGAAATTGAAAATAAACTTGATCTTCCTAAACTTGATACTAAAGATATTGATAATCTTACTGCATTAGGTAGTAAGTTATTTGACTTGAGTACTCAATTACCTCACAAATTAGAAGCATTAAGTGATGCTGAAAAGTTACTTAAAGCACAATATGATGATACAGAGGGTAAACGAGAAGTTGCAGGTGGTGGAGTAGTCCTTGCTAGTATGGATGGTAGTGAAATTGACGATGCCTAATGGACAATACTACTGTTAAAGATTGCAATGAATGTTTAAATAAAGGGTTTATACTAGTTATAAATTCTATTGATGGTGGCAGTTATGAACTTTGTAGTAACTGTAATGGGATTAATAAAGATACATTACCTCTTTTAAAAGATAAAAGAGTAGTTAAAAAACAACGTTTTAATAAACCTAAACGCTAAAGGTATGAAAACAAAAATTGAATGTGAAGATGGTCGTAATGTAATTACATTAGTACCTGAAACAGAACTTGAACGTGGTATTGTTAAAAGCATTAATGCTCACAATGCTAAAATAACAATTAACAAACCAAATATCAATTCAGAGAATAATGCTGCTTCAGCTATTATAGTTGATTCGTTTCAATGTTTAGTTATTAACTTAACATATACAGCATTATGAAATACTTTATAGATACTGAATTTGTTGAAGGTACTCAACATACTTTATTTGGTAAAACCAAACCTACTATTGATTTGATTAGCATTGGTATTGTAAGCGAAGATCATCGTGAATACTATGCTATCAGTAAAGATTTTAATCTTAAAGAAGCTTGGAATAGATTTCAATATGGGAATTATAATCCTGATTTTACAATTAATCCTCCAAAAGTTTATTGGCTTAGAGATAATGTACTTAAGCCTATGTTTAGAGAATGGTATGCTGTACATAATAATATTGATCCTACTGTATTTGATCATAAGTTTACTTATAAAGAATTTAAACGATTACTTAATAAATATGGTAAAACTAATAAACAAATTGCACAAGAAATAATTAGTTTTGTAGATAAAGGAACTACTGATGTAAGTTTCTATGGGTATTATGCTGATTATGATTGGGTAGTATTTTGTTGGTTATTTGGTAATATGATTGATTTACCTAAAGGCTTTCCTATGTATTGTAATGATCTTAAACAAACATTAAATACTATGTGTGATAATGATTTATTTAATGCTAATAAACATGGTCATACATCGTTTAGTCTTACAGGTATTAAGAAACATCCTAAATACCCTAAGCAAGTTAATGAACATAATGCTCTTGCAGATGCTCGTTGGAATAAAAAACTCTTTTACTTTTTAAATTAATACTACTATGAACACAATAACAATTTACTGTATTAATAAAGAACAAGCTAATATCCTTAGTGCCATTCTTTGTACACGAAAAGTTATTGATTTAATCAATAGCAAACTAACTTTGATTGATCAGCCTAAAGTTGACTTTGAAGTAGAATGTGATGAAAGTGAAAATGGTGCTGTTAATCAAATACAAGTACATAATGAAAATGGGTGATGTATTTTACTACAACAATATTAAGTTTATTGTAGTAGGTTTTGAAGACAAAGGTAAAAGGGTAATTGGGGTTAATCCTGAACCTAAGACTACTGAACCAATTAAAGTTAATCCTCTTAAAATAAAAATTAAACTTACAACAACATGATAAAACAAACAAGACCCTTATTTCTAAGTGCAGGACATAGTAATACTCCTGGAAGAGATCAAGGTGCACCTGGGGTTAAAGAAACTGAAGGTGTAATTACAGCTAGAATACGTAGGAAGATGGTACTTCGATTACGTAGTCGTGGCTATATTGTATATAGTGATGGTGATGATAGTGTAACTAAACAAACAGTTAATTACATTAGGTCATTACTTCTTCCTAATAACGCATTGTTACTTGATATACATTGTAATTCAGTTGATAATCCTAAAGTATCTCGTACAGAAGTTGTGATACCTGATAAACATAGTAGATTTGAGATGCTAGCTGCTCAACGATTACTACATGTTAGTTCTAAAGCAACTACTATTCCTAAAGGTAGAGTTATACTAGAAGGGCAAACTTATCGTAAGAAACTTCTTTGGATGACTATGGATGCTGAAACAATACTACTTGAACTAGGCTTTATTAGTAATCCTTCTGATTATAACAATATTGTTAATAATGAAGAGGCTTTAGTTATTGCATTGTGTGATGAATTAGAATACTTGATTACTAACTAAATGCAACGACTTCATCCTTTAGATGCTCCTTATGAAAAAGGTAAACTTGGTTACATTGATTATGTAGCNGAGGATAAGTCACGTTATCCACTTGCTTCTANTAAGGATTTCATTGATATAGATGATGACTTTTTAATAGGAGATTCAGGTGGGTTTTTGATGAACATTAGTTTCTTGTTTATTAATACAGAAGTGTTTTCACAAACCGCTGCTTATTATGAACAACATGGTGTTTATACAAAAGCCTATCCTGATAGCCTAGTTTATATTGAATTTTGGAAACAAGAAACTGCACGTAGGAAACGAGGTATGACTGCTAATTGTAAGTTATACTTTAAAGACATGGAAGAGTATTTTGCTAAAGATACTACTGAAGAACGTAAAGAAGCTTTATTACATCCACTTCGTATTACAGGTGATCATTACAATCACTTGAATTATGGTCGTATGGATCGTACTAAATCTAAAGCAGAACTTGAAAAAGATAAATTTGATAAGACTACTAAGAAAGAAGGCTTTCCTAGATTTTGGGATGGTGATTATTGGAACTTTAAGACTGATGAATTTATTAGTAAAAATAGTTATAATCTTTGTAAAGGTAAAGCTAGACGTAAAGGTTATTCATATAAACGTGGTAGTCAAGCAGCCAATACACTTAACTTATATAAGAAGAGTAGGATTATTCTTGCAGCATATTTAATAGATTATCTGACAGATCCAGGTGCTACTACTGACATGGTTAAAACTAACCTTGATTGGTATGAAGAAAACACACATTGGGTTAGAGGTTATTTAAGTCAAGATTTAGAAGCTATTGAATTAGGTTATAAAGAAAAACGTAAAGGTAGTCGTAAGTTTGGTTGGAGAAGTAAAGCTATATCTGTTTCTTTATTTGGTAATGCTAGTGCTGCTATTGGTAAAGATGCACTTGAAATAGACTTTGAAGAATCAGGTAAATGCCCTAACCTTATAAAAGCTATTGAATTAACAATGAGTAGTACAGAAGCTGGTGCTATTCGTACAGGTACAATTAGGGCTTATGGTACAGGTGGTACAGAAGAAGCTGATTGGGAACCATTCTCTATTGTATATTATAACCCTCGTAGGTTTAAAATGCTACCACTTGAAAACATATATGACGAGAACAGTCGTAATCAAGTATGTGGTTTCTTTCATCCTCAAATTCTTAACTATGAACCTTATATTGATGTATGGGGTAATAGTTTACTAATGAAATCTTTTCTCTATGACGCTGCTGATAAAGAAATTGCTAAAACAGAAAAATCACTTAGTGAATACATTATCTATGTTGGTCAAAGAGCAAACACTCCTGCGGAAGCATTTAAACATGGTAGTGAAAACCTATTTAGTTCTGTGGAGCTTACAGATCATTACCATAATCTTATTAGTAATTATAGTAATCTTAAGTATCGTGATGGGATATTAGAGCCAGATAAAGATGGTAACTATAAACTTATTACACATGATGAATTGAGGGCTACTAATAGAGCTAAAGAAATACATCCTTTTATTGAAGAAGTTCCGTTTGTTAGCAATAGTGATATACAAGGTTGTATAAGAGAATTCTTTTCTCCTCATACAATTAATGGTGTAGTACCTGATAACTTGTATTATGCTATATGTGACCCTACAGGTAAAGATAAAGAACTTAAAGAGGTAAACATAAAGAACTCTTTGTACTCATTACAAATATGGATGTATCCTAATATAGTAGCTAATAGTACTGGTGATATTATGGTTGCTCACTATATAGGTAGACGTACAGAAGAAATGGAGATTACTAGAGATGTAATGCTACCTTTACTTAAACGATATAACTGTAAAGTTCTACCTGAAGTTGATAGGGGTAATGTTGTATCTCAATTAAAGATATTAGGAAACTTAAACCTAGTAATGCGTGACCCTATTTCGACTATAAACCACCCCAATAGGCTTGTTTTAAACGCTTCTTATGGCATTAATATTGGTGGTGGTGATAAAGCCGATAACGCAACAATAGAGTTCAGAAACTTCCTCTATACTGTTGCTTCAAGAGATGAACAAGGAAATCCTATTTACGTGTTTCAGTATATATCCGATATAGGGTATATCAAAGAACTTCTAAAGTATAAGAAAAAAGGTAACTTTGACCGGATTAGTTGTGGGCGTTTAGCACCTTTTGCTCGTAAAGCATATATCATTACTAAAAAAAGAGTTGTTACTAATACTAATCCTAACACAACTACCATTGGTAGTATTTACTCCTAAAACCTACACCTATGTCTTTACATCTTCCTGATCAACGTGTATCAGATAAAGTTAAGAAATCAGTTGATTTTTATAAACCTACTTGTGATTATTTTATACAACTAGGTATATCATTAAATAATAAACAAGATACTAGGAATAATATTGATGCTGCCAATGGTATAGTTGATCCTGCTAAATTTAAAGATATAATATCTCCTTTTACAGCAAGTGTTGAAGAAGTATTACCTAAACTTCCTGGAGAGATTCGTGATATTGATTTTATTACTCCTATTAAAGAGAAGAATTTAGGTGAGTATATAGAACTTCCTTATAAGTTTTATGTTAAATCTGAAAATGCTGATTTAATGCTTAAACTTGATTCTGATGTTAGACAAGAAATNTATAATCTTCTTATTAAAGAATTTCAACGTATTATAGAAGAAGCTAATTTAGCTGCTGAACAATCGGGTCAACAAGCTACTCCTCCAGACTTTGCTAAACTTTATCAAGAACGTTTACAAGAACTAATTGATGATCGTACTATTAAAGATACTCATTTACTTAGTCTTATTAATGAAGAAACTAACTTTGAATCACTTCGTTACCAACTGTTCTTTGATTGGTGGGCTACCGAAGAATTTTATACATATCGTGAAATCATAGGTGATAAAGTAGTTAAAAGTCGTATTGATCCTTTAGCAGCTTACCCTATATCTAACAATGAACAATTTGTTGAAGATTATGACGCATTTGTTTGGAAAAACGTTATAACATATGATCAACTACTTGAGAAACAATCAGTGCTTGATCATATTACTGATAAAGAAGCTGAAAAGTTAAATGCTATATATCGTAAAGATGGTATGCTTTTATATCGTACTAACAATACGATGTTTAGTAGGATTGATACAGGTAACACTAGTATAG